AGATAAAGCTTACCATTACCGACTAGGTTACCATGATAGTTTGCTGTATTCACCCAGTCTGAAGGTACGAAGTTTAGTGTAACTTCAAACGAAGGTGCATCAGCCTGGCCCTGAACCTGTTTAGAGGTTTTAAAGCCATAAGTAGGAATGTTGACAATATTCGGAGGAGTACCCATTTGTGGGAATTCTCGAATATCTTTAATACGACGGAACTCTAGCGGTGCGCCAGCAGTAGCTACTGTACCGTTAGCTACTTCTTGTGCAAACGCTAGTTTCCAATCGCCTTCAGTTGTAGGTGCGGCAGTAATTTCAGTCTCTGCGCCAACGCCAGAGTACGAAAGATCTGAGAAAATACCAGCACCAATCGAACTAATATGTGCCATTACATGACCTCGAAATAGTTGAATGGAATCGTGTAAGACGTCCTATAAAGGGACGGATTATCCGGATCATTACCTAATGGACTAATTGCACTAGATCCTAGTTGAATAGCGATCTTAGTTGTAGGCATTAGATTTTTTCCAGATAAAAATATATCTAACTTATCTGCAATATACGATGCTCTTTTAGGGCCTTTATTAGCTTCTACGAATATTTCAATTAATACAATTCCTGAAACAGATTTTAAATTTATTCCAGGTCCTGCTGGTATAATTGATACTCGTATAAACTCCGTTCCTGCGTCCATTGCTACAAAATTGGCAGGAAACGTCTTTATCCCTTCTGCCGTCCAAGAAGAAGTTCCAAAAAGTGCGAAAATTTTTGTATCTAAGTTTGCATATTTACCCATGCTTAAACCTCTTTCCGCACTTCAATAACAGTAATAAAGTTGTCCGAAATAATAGCAGGGCCAATTAACCAAGTTTGGCTAGCATATGAAATTTTATCATATAGCGTTATATCACCAATATCTTGTGTTTTTAACAGCATAATTTTGGTTAAAACATTACGGTCACTAGCTGTTTTATTTGCATCAGTTATAACCGCTTTTGTTATTACAACAGGACTTTCTATAGCTGTCGCTGTTTGAGTATTAAAATTAAAGTTGTTTGCTGTTTTCTTAGTTAATGTAATTTCTTCTGCAAGATCCTTTAACAGGGCAAAAGCTTTAGTTACGTTTTTATTTATTAAAGCTTTATATCCCATTAATTAGCCCTCCACCATGAACTACTTCCGCCTTGCTGTAAAAGTACATTGATTAAACGTTTTACAGAAGAAGGGATGGTACTGGCCTCGGTTCTAATGTTGAGACTAATTTGTCCAACCGATAAATTAGTAACTGTACCAGTATCATCCAAGAGACCATCGTTATTAAGAAGATGGTATGCTAATTCGAAAGTAGCCTTTATAACTCTATCCGGAACTGTCGCTGGTAATGTAGTAGTATAACCCAGCTTTGGATCAAAATAAGAACCACTCCTTGGGAAAGATAAACTTTGAGACTCACTTATGGCTATACCTGTCCACTTGAGATTTTCTAATAGACTAGTTGCTGTAACTAAGGCTTGATCTTTTTGGGCATCAGAAGCACTAGTCCAGGCAGCAACGTCAATACGATCAGCAAAATAGGTATTAGCCTCTTCGCGAGTAACGTAAGAATTAGTATTTTTTACTAGTGCCATAAGTGTGTCCTCAGATTACTTGTGCAGAACGGGCAGGATGCCCAGGCTAAGAGCACTCGAAGCCTTACGATTCCACGCACCAATACAATTAGCAGAGCCAGTTGTTGCTGTGACGGTTGCAAGCGTTTTCCAGGTTGCAGTTTCCCTTACGTTAGAATAGCCACTATTCTCAGGGAAAGCAGTCTCAGGACCAACCCAATCATAGCCGGCAGGAGCGAGGACATAGCCCCAACGGTACCAGATTGAAGTCGTACCACCACCCTTCATTGCTTTCGGGTCACGATCAATTTCGACTGGAGTAGGCACAAGAAGAGACTTCATTGCAAGCGCACCTGGACGTACCAGGAATGTGCAATCAACACTTGAAGCTGCACCAAGATTTACACCAGGACCGTCGTTAATTCGAGCAAGTTCGGTATCGCTGAATGCTTGATTAGCACGAGTCTGAATTAGACGGAACTTGCCATTGAAGATACTCTCGAACATGAGATTACCTTCAGTCACACGAGTCTGATCTACGAGATTTGCAGAACGGAAAGACATAAGGGTCTTCGGCGAGCAAACAAGATAGACGTACTCTGGCTCATAGTCGCGCCAGCCCATACCAAGAGCCTGAAGAAGCATCTCAGCACGCTGTGCACCCTGCCAAGCAAGGTTAGCAGTTGTACCATCAGACTCTTTACCAGCGGGCGATACTAAGTACTTATTCGAAAAGTCAGCATAGAAGCCATACTTCTTATCTTTAGGATCGCTTGTCCAAGAGATACCACCAAGACCGTTTGCACCTGTTGCATAAGAAGCGCCATTCAGCAACTCTGAAGTGGCAACGCCCTTAAGAACAGCCATGATTGCATCGTGCTCGTCCTGATTACGAATTTCAGCGAAATCACGAGCATGCTTTGCAAGACCGTCAACCTGAGTCACGACCTCCTGCATGTTTACCTTTGACGCACCGTATGTACGAACGGTCTTGATATACTTCAGGTAATCAGAGCTATAGCTAGAAGTCTGACCATCACCAGAACCGTCAATAATTGCAGTATTGATAGTCGGGTTGATGTTCTTGAACCAACGTAGCTGACCTACGAATGTTTCAGTACCAGTATCAATTAGAGGATTGTCACCAACAATACCTGTACCGGAAAGTTTACGAGCATTCAGATATGCTTCATCTGTGTAAGCAGATAAGGCAGACTGTAGTACGTAATCTGTTGCACCGGTGAGGTCACTAGGATAAAAACCAGCCATTTAAAAATTTCCTTTATTAACGCTTAGGAAGTTTTCCTTCCGCAGCTAATTTTAAAACTTCGCTCTGGGGTAAATCAAAGATTGATTTCTTGCCACCAGAACCACCACTACCTTTAGAAGATCCACTGCCAGAACCAGAAGAAGCTTTAACTTTGAACAGGAAGTTATTATCGTCATCTTCAGCAAAAGTCTTGACGAAATCCTTTACGGATACGCCTGAGCGATGCACCCACGTACCTTGCTCATTACGAACAAGTTGTCCTACAATTTCCTTAAAAGCCATTTCAACAGCTTTTTCACTACGGAAATCCAACCCCGTAAGACTAGCACGTACTTCGTTGTTGCGCGATAGCTCTAAATTTTCTTTTTCTAGGGCTTCTCGTGCAGCACGCTCTTCAGCTAATTGCTTTTCAAAAGCTTCGCGCTCTTTACCTTCCTGCTTCAAACGGTCAATTTCCGCTTGACGTTCTCGCTTCTCGAACTCAGCGACTTTCTTCAAAGCCTCATCTCGCGCCTGAAATGCACTATCAAGTTTTTCCTTGATCGGTTTCAGATTCTCATCAAGACGCTCTTTTACAAGCTTCTCAACAAGATCTCCATCCGGCTTTGGTGCGTTTTTCTTGGCATCATTTGAATCCTGATTACCGTCGCCTAGATTCTGATTGTCTTGGTCAGTCATATATTACCTTTGAGTACAACTCATTTGTGAGTGAAGATACAATCTTCACACGAACCATTATGAAAATTCATTTCACGCCTGGGTTAATTTAACAGTCTTAAATTAACCAACTCCATACCACCCGTAATCTTCTTCGAAATCGTCTTTAATTCCGCGTAGAATATCTTCTGCTTTTAAAATATCTTTTTCAGTAAGAACCTTATTTCCAATTTTTGAAACTCCAGGAACGGGAATTAACCCTTTACTGATAGCTTCTTCCATATACTGATTATACAATTTCTTTGGAAGACCTCTAGCTAACATTTCATCTAAAACAGCTTCAACGACATTTGCTTTTAAACTATTAGCATAAATCTGCTTAAGTGCGTCACGACCGTTTAACATATCTGAAATATTTGTAAAGAATGCGTCATGAATAGTAGCAGTTTGTACATTATTCTCTAAACCCCACAAATGAAAATTCTTTACAAGAGTTGCATCATTTGAGTGGTTCCCATTCACTGCATAAGCAGTTCTAGCCTTAGTTGTATCAGCAATATCATTTATTTTTCCAGATTTATTAATGACCTGTTCCCACCAAGTGGCATCTGTTTTTTGAGGTACTTGTAAAATATTAGTATTCCATACGCCATTTTTGTCTTTATACAAAAGACGTTCTTGGAATGACTGTGTGAAATTTTGTTCTAATATTTTACCGTCGAAGTTTACCCAAGGAACATTTGTCCAACTCTTCGGTAATTTATTAGCATAAAATAATTCAAATTCAAAGAGATCTTTTACTTGAAGAATTTCGACTTTGAAATATTTAGCACCTGTTCTTCGATCATCTGGTGACTTCACACCATAGATAATTTCACTTAAAGTTCCATCTGGTTTCCAAAAACCAAATCTCTTTAGTGCCTTCTCAGATATAGGTTCACCGGCTTTCAATCCAAGAAGTTCACTAACTCTATTTGGTAACACATAACCCTTCTTTCGATTGCCACGTAGTGTTAATTTTGAAATAGTTTTCCAATCGAAGTCGCTCTTAGAAGGTTTAGCATTAGCTAAGTAGTCTTCAGCAAGTCTTCCAAAGAATTTTGTAAAGTCCTTAAGAATAGGTGTCCTCTCAGCGAGATGTTCTGACATGATTTCAGCAATCAGCTTAAAATCACCTGGAGTTATTACTTTAGTATAAGAAGCTGACATTTTCTCTACCAAGTCTAACGTCTTAGGATCTAAGAAGTATAACTGATCTAAAATATCATCACCTGGATCTAATCCTTTATTAAAAATATCTTTAACATTTTCTCTAAGAGCTTTTAGTTCGGCATATGTCTCTGGATCAAACTTCTCATATCGAGCCATTCTTGCAGATATTTCATTAAGAACTGCTTCACGTTCTGATGCTTTAACAACTAATACGTTAGCATCTTTCTCTAAGATTTTAGATAGTTTACCCTCTACATTCAATGCGCCAGTCCTTTCACCAGCGCCATAGAAAGTTACCATGTTTTGTGCTTTAGCAGCTTTACGTAGATCCTTTTCAGTCAATCCTAACTTTTTATTGATTTCTCTGAATTTTGGATCATTAAAAGTAGCTGCTGCAATTTCGTCGTAAAGTCTCTTTTTATAAGGAGTAGGAACAACATTACTTAATTCAGCAAGTTGCTTATTCTTTGTTGTAAGCGCGATAATTTGCGCTCCAGACGAAGAAGCATCTTGCTCTAAGGCTAGAGCTGTTTTATACTCACGTAACTTTTCTAATGAATTCCTTGTATAAGAACCATTTAAATAATTATCAATCTTAGCAGTCTCTAAAGCTAATCTAAAGAATTTTGCAAGCTCTTCTCCATCAACCATGCTAACGATGTCTGATTCAAGTATAGCACGAATATCAGCGGGCTTACCACGAAGCATGTGATTACCGATTCTAACCAATTCAGGCCGCCACTTTTCTGCAATCCGCTGTCTACCTGAGAATGACAAGGAGTTATAACGTCCTTCGAAACGATCATTTAGACCTCCTAGAAAGGATCCAACTTGATCCTGAAACGTTCTAAATGTTTCAGGACTGAAGGACTTAACTTTGGCAGTGTTAAGAAACGGTCTAAATGTTTCCCCAGCTTGAGGGCCAATAAGTCCACGCTCGTATATGCGAGCGCGATGGTCAATGAACTGCTGATTGCTAAAAGACCTATCGTTTTCTCGAAGCCATTCCATTGCTTTAAATCTTTCATATGAATCTCCGCGAGACGCAATGTACTTTCGAAACTCGTTTCTTTCATTGTAAAATTTAGCCTTTCCTTTATCATCTTCAAAATATAGAAGTTTTTTAATAAAATCGTAGTAATCTTCATCGATTTTATATTCAGCATCACTAGCCCAATTTAAAGCATTTACAAAGTCTTTATCAATGAATTCTTCTGGAAAATCACTAAAACTAGAAGTGGACGTAAT